CCACCCAATTGGGACCTCCATCAGCTAACGCAGAGGAAAACAACTCCCGATTACAAATGGCTTATGTGCTTGTCGCCTACCATAAAAATAAACCAAAACATACCGTCCCTCTCCTTGCTCCATTACCGCCTCGGGTGAATACCCAAAATGCTGTCCACCGTTACCAGTTTGGTCAATATGACTTAGATGCCAAACCCAGTATGGTTGCCTTTATGCAACCCCTCGTGGACGGATGTTTCGCCCCTGACCGTACTTCCGGTAATGAACAACGTGCCGTACAGGCTCGAATCGTGGAAGTTAAGTCCGCCGCAGAACTTGACTCCTTCCTGTACACTGTTGTCGTCGAGTTCATCCAATTCCTGTTTCCTCAACCACACGTGCTTGAGGTCGCAGATGTGGATGAAGTTTATGAACGTCAAGACCGCCCGACCCAACGACATATCCTCGACGAGGCTTCTGTTACCGCTTGGGGTCGCCGCATGGTTAAGTCATTCCTCAAAGCTGAGGCTTACGCTAAACCTGCTGACCCGCGCATCATATCAACCTACAATGGTGTCGACAAGATGGATTACTCACGCTACATGTATCCACTTGCTGAACACCTTAAAACATTTGATTGGTATGGTTTTGGTAAGACCCCAAAGGACCTCGCCCTCAAAGTCGTTGATGTATGCAACAACGCCGCATACGTCATCAAATCCGACTTTTCTCGTATGGATGGGACCATATCCCCCGCAATCCGCTATCTCGAACGTGCCTTACTCATGCGCGCTTTCGCCCCACGCGAGGCGAAGCATCTCGCTGAATTGCACCGATCCCAGTATGACCTCTATGCGATTGGTCGTCATGGCACACAGTACAAAACTGGTACTGCGCGCGGCTCAGGAAGCCCTGAGACATCTGTCTTCAATACGATAGTCAATGCCTTTACCACTTATCTCACCTACCGTAAAACCAAACACAACAATGTCTACATCAAAGGCCCACAAGCATGGGCCTTGATGCATCGTGGTGTGTACGCTGGTGATGATGGTTTGACTGCAGACATACCCGCGAAGACTTACGAGATTGCTGCTGGTTTGTTGGGACTCAAACTCAAAGCTGAACCTGTCCATGTGGACCAACCCGGCGTCGCTTTCCTAGCGCGTGTGTAT